GGGCCTTGTTTCGCTTGTGCTTGCTGTTTTTGCTGCTCGGCTTGCTTGGCTTCTAACTTCTTCAAGTCTTCTTTCAAGTGTTGCTTCATAGGCGGGTCGATCAAGTCAAGCAACGACTCTTTACTGATAACGCCTTCTTTAAACAAGTTGAAAGCCAACTGACGGTTGTCTTCCATAAAGATGGGCGAGTTAGAGTGGGCATCCACCTTAACAACAAAGTTCTCTGTGAACTGCTCGGCAATAAACGGACGGTTCTCTGTGTCTTTGAAGTGAGTGGGGTCATACTTTTGCATGACTTTCAAATACAGAGTTGCCAGCTTCTCAAGGCTGTCCTCGATTACCAGAGCGCGTTTTTTGGTGCGGCTAGAGCCAAGACGAGCAAGCTGAGAAGCATGTCCAGCAGAGCGAACGCCAGACTCACCTTTACCTTGTAGAACATTTCCAATCCCCGATGCCTCTTCAAACATGGCATCTATCTCATGAATCTCGTTAAACAAGTCGGCAGGCATGGTAGGAGCTAACTTCTCCACCTTTGCGTTCGGCATGTCGGTTGCTAACAAACCGCCAGCGCGGTTGAGAGCAAAGTTCTTCTCGTCCAGAATACCCGTAAAACCAATCAGCGCAGTGGGAGGGGAGACTTGCTTGGACAGCAAATCCATGATCTCACCCATACGCTTGTTACGGAGCTGCTGGAGGTAGACCAGACGGTTAACTTCTGAGCCGCCCCAGTAGTAGTCATAGAGCGGGTTGGGAGCAATCTGAACAAAAGGCAGCTCGCCTTTCAAGAACATTTGCTCGCCAGGACGGTCATAGATGATGATGTCGGGGTCTGCTTTGGTGACGACTTGGTAGTCTTCTGTGTCGTCGTTCCACAGCCAGAGTTCAATCATCTCAACGGTAGGCTCGGACACTTCTGCTTTGTAGCGCATAGTGCCGTTCAAGTCTAAGTTCACGTTACCCATCAGTTGTGGGTTTGACTGAGACATGATGATGCGGTCTACACCGTTGGGAGTTTCTGTACGCACATGCTCCATAAAGGAGAGCTTGCGAACAATAGCGTCACGCCGGGGGTGGCTATACAGTTGAGAGTACAGCTCGGACTTGGTGATGTAGTAACGCTGGATGATTGCTTCTTGGCGATCTGTGTAAGCAATATCCTCACGCAGCACACCCATCGCTTGAGGCTCAACCATGTAGGGGTGGATGCTGCCACCCTTCTTCACAACGGCTTTAACGTAAGTGGTGTTGTACACCAGCGCCCAAGTCACAGCAGAGGCGAATACTTGGTCAGCGTTTGAGTTTAGCCACTCGTCGTTGAGAGCGCGGGTCAGGACGGGAATCTTGAATTGCTCTAGGGGGCTGACATCAGCACCTGTGTTGATACTGAAGCGTGTGGTTTCTGCTGAATAGAGAAACGAGGTGAGCTGGTCGATGTGAGGGAAAATCTTGTTGTACAGAGCTGGTGGCTCGGTTGGCTCAGCACCAAACAAATACCAGCTCCGCAAGATCCCTGCATCTACCTGACGTTGTTGCATGGAGACGGAACATTTTTCTATCACATCGAGATAGAAGCGTTCGCGGTCTTCTGGATCGTCAGGGATTCTCATTCTTTAGGCAATGCAAGGTTGTCTTGATCGGGAATGTAACTCGCCACCTTTGGGCCTGTCAAGTTACCTGCGTCTGAGGGCCTAAACCCAACAGATTCGCCTTTAATGGATTGTACCGCACGGCCCGACAAAACGGACTGCATACTAAATCTATTATCACCTCCCCACACTGCGGCGTCACCTGGGCGGGCTTCTCGGGGTTGCGGGGCCTCTGTAGAGATGCCATTCTCTGCTGCATGGTGCATAGCTTGGCGTTTCATCTCGTCTATCGCCCCACTTGCGTGTTTATATTCTGCTTCTGAGAGCTTATTGTCCTTTGTAAGGAAGCCAGTCTGACTTTCCCCTGCTCTGGTGCTTTGAATGTCGTTCATCCCAAAGTCTTGGGCCAGTCCACGGACAGTTTTGTCTGTATTCTTGGTTTTATCCGAGATTAGACCTGGTGCTTGCAAGATGACGTTGTGAATTTCGCCTGTACAGCCTTTGATAGGGCATTTTGCGTCCCAGCCCTCAAAGTATGAGTGTACAGAGCAGTGATAGTCCCGTAGTATTGCCATAAGTTACCCTCTTAGTGCTTCATCAAGGTCGTAGGTTGAATAATCTCGTCGGTTGACCATTCCCAGCGAGATTTTTGGCCCGTCAGAGGTCATTTTGACCCCCATACTGGGCACGATGACTGGCTCAGCCTTTTGTTTGTACTCTACAAACCGTGTCATGTCCTTGCGACGCATCACACGCACACGGCCTTCTTTCCATTCTCTATATCCTTTGTTAACCCGTATCTGGGTTGTCTCTGTCATGGGCAAGTCCTCTATCAAGAAGACCCGCTCCATAAGCGTTTGTGAGATGCCGCACAGTTCTGAGAACATTACCTGAGAGATACCGCGATGAGGGTCTTTCAGGAAGCGTTTAACCTGCCTTAGCAGCTCTTTCTTAGGCAATGGGCGTGGATCCATAAAGACCAATCCCTTTCAGGTAATTGCTGACGTTGCGACCCACAGAAATTTGTTCTGGAGTCATTTCTTCTTGCTTCTTAGAGATTTCGCGTGTGATCTTTTGAGCTATCAATCTTGGCTGCACTTGCTCAGCGTAGGCCACCACAGCAAGGGCAGAGGCAAGAACTCTGTCATCCTTAGCACGACCAGGTGCTCCCAAGAAACCGTCCTCACGCACGATGGTTTTCATTTCTTCCAGCGTGTCCATGCTGTAGATTTTCATCATCTCGCGCTCAAAGTAATCCTTCATGTAGTTCATCATCCGCTCTTTAGAGTTGTGAGTGGTGACGTACCCCACGGAGTTAGAAAGCCCACCAAGGGTGTCATTACGCCGCCAGATGTAGTTTTGCATACTGCCAAGGACGTCCATAAGGCCACGACCCATATCGCCTCCTGTAGCGGCTGCATGGCGTTTCAGGTTGCGGATCTCGTTAATAACTGCTTGTCCCGGGCCGTTAACCTCAAGGTTAAGGGTGGAGTTTTTGTATGCTCCGGCAAGGTGGGCGATGATCCAGGCGAACTGGTAGGTATTGAGTTCTGAGGTGGCAAACTCAGCCACTTGGTCGAGACCGTTAGCATAGACTCGATACACTTGAATACAAAATCGGTCTGCCCAGTCTGAGGATCCGTAGGCAGGATCTGCACCGATGACGTAGTAAGCAGTGTCAATGGGTTGCTCCCAGATCTTGAGTGTACACAGTCGCTCAGTTGCTCGCACGACTTGGGTGTCTTGGAACAGACTACCAAACACGTAGGTGTAGGCTTCATAAGGTTTTGTCTTCGCAATCTTAGCTGCGTCTGTACAGCGGGAGTTAGAAAAGAAGCTAGTGCCTGTCATCACAAAGGCATAGTCTTCTGTAGGGGGAAACTCTTGGTACATCAGGGACTCGTCTTTAATCCCTTCTGTCATTTTCCAGCGCCACCAAGCTATCTGGCGGGAGTTGATCTCGTAATTGTAGAGCTTCTTAATGTCCTTGACCCACTCCTTCTCTTCAGGCTTTAGTCTGCCGTTCCAGTAGGCTTTGTACTCAGGGGTCTCAGCATCAATCATGTAGTACTCGTTACGCCACCAACCACAAAAGATGGCTTTCTGGGTACGAGCAGTCTTGGCGGTCTTGTACATGTCGTGAAACATGTTGAAGCCTTGTGCGGTGCTCTCAAACATGTAGAGCCGCTCAGGGTTCTTCTCAGCAAGAGAGGCTATCAGAGAGGCCAATCCCTCTTCGTTTCCCCACGAGGCAGTTTCTGTGCCGTGAAGGTAAGTGATCGCCTTGCCTTGCCCCAAACGAGATTTATTGCCAGCGATCTGATAAAAAATTCTTGATCTGTTCTTGAGTACAAGCTGGTTTCTATTGTGGGCAGATAACGGGATCTTGTACTGTTTGGGGAGTCCTTCCATGTACATGCCCAGAGTCGAGCGGAACATGTCACGGTTTTCCTCCGTATCAGCCACCAGCGTTCCCTGCCAGCCTGGGTGCGTAAACTGCCAGTAGAGGTCGAGAGCCAACGATATTGTCGTGATACCCAACTGACGACCCTTGAGGATAACAAAGAAGTGAATGTCATTGTCTAACCCTTTTGCTATCTCACTCATCGTGTAAGTCTGAGTACCCAGCAGCTTACCCATCTTTTGTAAGCCAGCTTCCTTAGTCTCAATCTTCAATTCTGCACAGAACTTGTAGAACTGCTGGAGATTAAATTTCATTATGGTTTCCCCATTTGTTCATCTGTCCACCCCGCTATCTCCCAAGCAACATCTCTGTTCCTAGCCAGCCGGATCAACTCCTTGTAATGCCACTCACTGTATTTTGCTTTCCAAGACTTAGCTAGCTTAATCTTTTGCTGCTTCCTAGTGCAGTGCATGGCAACAAGCATTTCTCTTTTCATCTGCAAGCGCGATTCGTACAACTGTGTCCGTAACGCCACGCTCATAACCTGTCTCATAAACTTTTTGTAATTGCTGCTGCTGCATCACCCGCACGGCCTCACTCTGGTAAAGACGGATCAACAACAGGTTGCATTGCCACCTTAGTTCATCTTCATCCATCCAGAGGAAATCAGTCATGATTTTCCTTGTCAACCATACAGCACCTTTATCTGGTTCTCCATACTCTGACCCTACCTTCTTCTGTTCGTGCCTCAAAAGCCCTAGCAAGGCGCTTGCCAGCCCTGTAGTTGGCATTGAGCACCTTCGCTCTAGCCTCCAGCGGCACAACAAAAGAATCCCCTATGTCCATCACCTCGTAAGGGTAGTCATACACCACCCGACTTACAGGCATCTTTATATCTCTATCTATCTCTATCTTCACACTAGGCATACAACCCTCTCTACATATATCTGCACTATACACTCGAAAAAAAGCCCGCACAAGTGGCGGGCATAAAGTGAACAAGTGCAACTGCGAATTGCAGGGAAATAGTAGCAGGGTTTCCTGCGGAAAACTAGAAAATTTTTATGGGGGGGTAATGTGGGGGGCACACCTTTTCACCCCCTCCGTCCCCATTCAAGTTCCACACCTCACATGTAATGACTGAGCACTATGTCAACGTGTCCATTCCCTAATTGAGCACATGCCGAGCACTGAGCACTGGCTAAGCACTAAGCAAGCAAGGTGAAAACAATTGTCGCCCAAGTGGGCAGAGGGTGACAATATCCCCTCACCTTATACAAACTGACAATCACACAAACTAGTAACACACTACACACACAGTAATTAGAATACTAGCAATAACTAGTATAACAACTAGTGTAACACTAGTGTGCAGAGCATAAGACACATGTCCGGCATACTGTGTTTATTCCCATAAGTAGAATTCCTAGGTCTTATAAATCAACAACTTACGCTAGCTGGCACGATTCTGTTATGCACTATATGTGAAAGGGTCAGAAATGATGCTTTCAATTCCTAACTTAACTTTGAGGTCAGTGACCATGAAAAACGATCGTAAATACTTTGATGCAGCTAAGGCCATGCGCTCTGGTGGTTCCTTTGCTTCTGCTATTTCTGATGCTTACTTTGCGGCAGACCCTGCCAACAAGGAAACACTGTTAAACGCATTTAAAGGGCTTTTTGACAGCTTTGTGCGCTCCTACCATAACGAGGTCTTAGACCACATCTCTGCATGCTCTCCATGCTCGTTTAAAACGATTGAGCATTTTGTAAAAGAACAATTGCCGGATGATGTTGACACCGGCGACATTGTTCAAGCGTTGATTGACAAGGGTTTGATTACGTTTGACCACTCTATGCAGGCTTATGAGGTGAGTGCTTAACATTTCAACTAGTAACCTCACGCGTGGGGTTACTGGGTGCAATGTTGCATCATCCTAATTTGAGGAGCTAGTAGCCATGAAATTCGCTTTTATCCCTAAACAGTCTTACAAGATCGGCCAAATCATTAAGGTGCATGGCAAGCGCATGCGTGTTGAGAGCTACACACACACGGGCAAGAATGTCACTGTTTGCACTTTAGTAGGTGCACCCAAATTTGAGCGCATTGTTTGTGTATGCACGGATTCGCCAGCTATTGAAGCTGTAACCGCTTAACATTTCAGCTAGTAGCTGTGTGACAGACAGTTACTAGAAGCAATGTTGCTTCATTCCTAACTTTAAAGGGCTGTGCTATGTCAAATGTAAAAGATCATGTTCAATCTATCGCCAAGACTCTCAGCGAGGGCTTCGGCGACGAACTCAACCATGAGGGCGAATCGTTCTCAGCGTTCGACTATTTGCAGGATGCGCTTGATATTGAATACATTGTCAATAGCAAGCGTGAGTATTTAGGTGCTCGGGTACTTGTCGCCTTTGGTGGGCCTAACATTTGGATCAACACTCGCACGGGTACTGTAGAGGGGCATTGGTGGGGTGACAGCGCTACCGCCTCATTCACTGACGCTATCGGCCTTGATGACGCTCTCTCTGAACTTTATAACTGCTAAGAGGTGACACCATGAAAACTTTTAAAGATGTTTCCATAGGTGAGACGTTTTATTTTGCTGGGGGACTTTGGATTAAAAAATCCAGTCGCACCGCATGGATAGCAAATAAGACTCAATTCTTTTATTTTGGCAAGAATGAGGGGGTGACAGAATGAAAAGCCTATTTCTTGACCTTATCCGTGCTCTTGTCTTTGTGGCCTTATTTGCAGGGCCTGCCGCTCTCATGATGTATTTCAAGGGGTAAACCATGTTAACAACTGATTTCACCGGCACTTACGATTACGAGCAAGAAGAGGCAAAACACGCGGCCTCTTACATCCTTAACGATGTTTATGACGGTTATACAAACCCAGAGGAATTGCCCTTCACGCTAGAGAAAGAGCGTCAACACTGGAAAAAACACCTTCCAGATACTTTCGAGGAATTTGACAAGCACTTCATTCAATTCATCTCTGATGGCTTAGAACACGCCCTCAAGGGCTATAAATTGTCACAAGAGGGGTAAACCATGAATGACGACTGGCCCACTACGCGCACCTACCCCCGCTCACTCGCAGAGGCTTTCCCTCATGATCCTGAGAACGCATGTGCTATCACTGTATACACGTCAAAACCTCTTGACCGCTCTGACATTGTGACGATATGCTGCACTGTTATCGTCTTATCCCTCACTATCCTTCCATTTATTCATCACTGAAAGGTTGACCATGTTTCCTAACTCGCACCCCCCCCCACGCATACACGCACCCGACAGGGCACGTAAAAACGACCCAGAGACGTCAAAAGAGGCTGGACGTAGTGCACCTACTGCAAAACACTTTGAGGCCATTCTAGGGGCTTTAAACGAGTTTGGCCCCCTAGGTGTCCACGGTATCGCTACTGTTGCTGATTTAGACCCCTCGCAGGTGTTCAGGCGCATGACTGAGCTTGAACGTATGGGCTTTGTGAGGCTTACAGGTTACAAAGTGTCGTCCCCTAGTAGCAGGGCTGAACGTGAATGGGAGGCTGTCACTCATGACTGACGAACAAATTATTGAGATGGCTAAACAGGTTGGCATAAAACGGCGCACTGATAAGTTTTTCTCAGAATATTGTGACGGTATTTATGATGATGATCTTAAAGCCTTTGCCGAACTGGTAGCACAGCATGAGCGTGAGGCGTGTGCAAAAGTGTTTGCCAAAGTAGCAGCACATCTCGCTATACAGGAGATAAAGCATGACTGAACAAGAAATCCTAGACCAGATGGAAAAGATTAAAGAGGCACAGGCACATTGGCAGAGCGCACAGGATGGCTCTTACGAGATGGCCCTGCACTACGCAGGCTACACACGCCTGAGGAATGAACTTAAAGCATTAAGGGAGGCTAAGCATGACTGAATGTGTTTGGAAAAAAATTTCGAGATACGAATGGAAAACGCACTGCGGGGCAAAAAAGCTGTTGTTCTGCGGATTCTGGAATGGTCTTAAATGCACTTGTGGCAAATACGCAAAAGAAAAGAAGAACACATGACTAAAAAGAAAACCAAAGAGCCGACATACCACTGTCCTGAATGTGGAAGCGACCAAGTGACGACTGAGCATCACCAGATGTTCATGCGTAATACAGGCGAACACTATTGCCACAGCATGAAAACGCAAGATGCAGATTCACCAGCAACCTGCTTGGTCTGCCGCTGGACGGGCGAGGGGTATCAACTCAAGGATAAGAACACATGAGTAACTGGCCTTTTCCCCTCGCACCCCTGCCTAACAAACCTGGCAGAGTCCCCTTTAACCCTGATAATTTTGAGGATGCACCGCTATGACTAAAGACGAAACCCCAGATTACTTTTTCTGTGAGCGAACATTGATTAACTCGTTGGAAGATACAAACGTAAGTCAAAAAATTGAAGATTCGCATCGTTTTGCATTGGCAATTACTGGGCACTATCAACAAGCATTTAATTTAACTGGCGATTTAAATGCAAAACTTTGCGCTGTAATTGGGTATGACCGCGCTATTCGGCTTCAACAATAGCAACAGGAGAAACAGAATGACTGAAAAAGACTGGACACCGGAAGAAGAAGAAGCGTTTAACGCTATAGAAAAGCAGTCCAACTTAGGCAAGCAAATTCTGCAAGACATGAAGTTGGTAGACACCCCAACGCATATCAGGCTCGACAAGCAGCAAATAAGCCGTTTAATGGCACGATCTGGACTGTCTGCACCCTACGATACTGTCAGGGCTTACACACGCCTTGTAGAGCGTTTAATCCAAGGAGAAAAGAAATGACTGAACTCGATTGCTCACCAACCTCAGAGGAAGAGGCCAACATCATTGCTCAACTGGAGGCAGACCCTGAATACCAGAAATGGCTCAAACAGGTCTCTGAGCTGCAAGAGGTGTTTGACGATCTTCCGTTCTAACACATATATACACTAGTATACACTAGTGTGTCTTACACTAGTGTGAGACATGTTAAACACTAAGGTGTTTAACACTAGTGTGTGACACACTTAGTGTGAGACAAGTATTGTATTTATATTATTTATATATTTAATACAACATAGTGTTTAACACTAAGTGTTTAACACCTTAGTGTGTCACACAGTGTTACTAGTGTGTTGTGGATAACTTGTGGAGAAAAAGAATGACAAGACAAGAGGCTAACTTGATCTTAGACATGGTAAGGGCTGGTGAAGACATTGACCCCTACTTTGTTGATTGGGCATTGTTTGTTACAGAAAGGGGTTTGACACTTCAGGAGTAAGTGTGGTTATAATCATCTCGTCTTAACAAAGACATGTTTTCCTAACTTTTAAAGGGTAGTACCAATGACAACTGAAATACACATTTGTGCGGAATGTACGCACTTCTTGCCCGCTGAGGGTGATCCTGGGCACACGTTTGCTCGCTGCCAAGCTAAGTTTGAACTTAACTTAGTTACAGGTGAGAAAACCTACATCTACTGCCAAGCCAGGCGTAACAACGCCACTTGCCCCAACTTTGAGAAGTTTGAGGTGAACTATGGATGACATCTATGAAGCATGGCTGGCTGGCAAAGAGATTGAATGTCGCTGGAAAGAGTGTGAAGACCCAGGTTGGATTCTTTATAAAAACCATCCTGATTGGCCTCCTTTTTATCACCAAGATTTTGAATTTAGGGTCAAACCTAAGTTTATAGCTCAGACTAAATTTAAAGAAGATTTGTATGACGTTATTCCTTCATACATAGTCACTTACAACAACAAGCGCATCTACTTGTGTGATGACCTCTTGCTGACTTTTACCAAGCAAGGCTTCTTAAGAAAGGCAGTGATTGTTCATGACAAACTTTGATCCCGCACACCGAGCTAAAGGCTGGTATGCCTCTGATACTCGCAAAGCAGTAGCAGGTAAGGCTAACGAAGTAATCCTAACCAAGCAGGGGAAACTCCCTGTGGAGGACTTGTCTCACATAGAGGCTGTTCAGATGGGGCATGTGATGGAACCCGTGATAGGGCAACTCGCTGCCAAGCAACTAGGGATAGAGCTGGTCAAGATAGAGGAAGAACTCTCACACAAGACTGAGCCGTGGCTGAAATCACATTTTGACTTTGCAGGTAAAGAAAATGGTAAGAGTATTCTTGTCGAAGCTAAGAACTACAACGCTGGTGCACGTAGCAAGTTTGACGCAGAAACTGGAGTTATACCTGCGCCTGACTTTTATCAATGCGTCCATGAAGCTACGGTCTGGGGCTGTTCTAAAGTCTATCTTGCAGTGCTGTTTGGCGGTCAAGAGTTTCAACTCTTCCCTGTCGAAGTTACTGAAGAAATGAAAGATGAATTTATCCGCCAGATGGCTATGTACTGGGGTCACGTTGTTGCAGGCACTCACCTACCCGCAGAATCAACAGACCAAGCAAAGCTCCTCTACAAGGATGCCGGACACCAGAAAATAGCCAATTCTCAAGCTGAATTTGTCTGCCAGCAGCTCTTCCAGATAAAAACACAGATTAAGCAGCTAGAGGAACAAGAGGAGAAGGCTCAGGCCATGCTTCAGGAGTACCTTAAAGACGCTTCTACGCTCGTTTCTGTAGATGGGCAGGTGCTGTGTACCTGGAAGGCTGCTAAGCCCTCTAAACGCTTTTCTAGCACGTTATTTCAGCAGTCTATGCCTGACATCTACAACAGCTTTGTTGTTGAGCAGCCAGGATCTAGACGCTTCTTAGTAAAGGGATCATGATGCTTGCCCTGTATTGCATCTGTGTAGCTGTTGGGGCTGCGCTGATAAACGCATCACAAGGCTTTGACATTTATTTTGTAGTTGGAGTCCTGATGATTATTGAGGGCTTCTATTTAATAGAAAAGTACTGACATGAAAAAAGAATTTACCGCAGAGCAAACTGCTGCTGCACAACTTATTTACGAGCAGGGACGAAAGTTGGGAGAAGAAATACTGGAATACCTGAAAGAGCAGGAAGTAGACAATATGAGTGCTGCTGCTACAGGCCTTGCTATCGCTCTGGGAAGCATTATCGGGGCTACAGACCAGCCTGAGATGATGTTTCAGGGAATGATGGGCTTGGTGAAGTCTATAGCAGACGCACAAGTGTTCGGCACAAAAGTAACCACACACGGAGTAACACAATGAGTAACGCTCTTATTCCCTACAACGATGTAGAAAAGATGGGTTCTGCTATTGCTAAATCCAACTTGTTTGGCGTAAAGACACCTGAGCAAGCAGTTGCTCTCATGTTGATCGCACAAGCAGAAGGATTACACCCTGCTATTGCAGCTCGTGACTACAACATCATTCAAGGCCGTCCAGCACTCAAAACAGATGCAATGCTGGCTCGTTTCCAGCAAGCAGGTGGCAAAGTACAGTGGGAGGTATATACAGATGCTGAAGTCAAAGGCACTTTTAGCCATCCGCAAGGAGGCACGTTGTCCGTCTCGTGGACTTTTGCACAGGCAAAGGCTATCGGGCTTACAGGCAAAGATAATTGGCGTAATTACCCTCGTGCGATGCTCCGCGCTAGGTGCGTATCTGAGGGCATCCGCTCCGTCTATCCGGGCTGTGTCGTTGGCGTCTACACGCCTGAAGAGGTCGAGGACTTTTCATCACCTACGCAACCAGCGCCATCGTTCACGCCTGCACCTACACTTGAAGTTCTAGAAGACGTGCGAGGCGAAGAAGTCTTCCCACTGTTCGTTCCAGGCTCTCCAGAACCTCACAAGGTCTACAACACGCTAGAAGAATGGCATACAGGCTTTACAGCTATGGAAGCCCGTATAAAGCTCTCTACGAAGCTGGATGACGACATTAAGGAGCTGAAGCTGTCTGACCTTGCTGATTGCAATAAAGAGCTTTTAAATGCGTACTATCAACAGCCTGCTACCAAGTAAAGAGCACGTAGAGGCATGGGTAGAACGAGTAAGACATAAACTTAAACCAGAGATTACAGAAATGGCGTACGATCAAAAGAAGGGCTTTGCCCACAAAGAAATGCCCGGTTTCGGGGTTGCTTACCAAGTCCTGCAACAGGAAAAGAAAACAGAAAAGTCACCAGACTATGAAGGTTTCGTTGTCCTGAAGTTCGACTACAAAGCAGGAGAAAAGCTGCAACTGGGCATGTGGGCTAAACCCACTTCCAGAGGCACAACGCTGCTCTCCCTGAAAGAAATACAAAGCAGGAGAAAAGCTGCAACTGGGCATGTGGGCTAAACCCACTTCCAGAGGCACAACGCTGCTCTCCCTGAAAGAAAACACCTTCCGCAAGGAAAAGGCTGCTGAGCAGAATCGCCCTGTAGAAGTGTCTTACTCTTACAAACCCCGTGTGCAAGCAGGGGACGATGGGGACGATATACCCTTTTAAATCAACAACTTACGGGGGAAAGCGGATGCTGGTTACTTGTTCTAGACAAGGCATATAAAGAGACACCAGACGCAGCGAGTACCCCACCCTATATGGCTACAAAAGTATCACCCACACAGAGAAGTCTGGCTTACCTACGTGAGCTGGGCTACCATGTCGAGATTGTTGAAAAGTGGAACCACTTTACCAAGCAACGTAAAGACCTGTGGGGGTGGGCAGACCTGCTTGCTATCCGGCGAGATGAGGTTTTAGCCGTACAAGTGACTGCCTCCGCAGTTGCTGCTCGTATAAAGAAGATAGAGGCTTCCGACACTCTCCCACTCGTGAGAGAAGCCAACATCCGTGTAGAAGTACACGGGTGGCGTAAGTTAAAAGACGGGAAATACCACATTCGTGTGGTTGACCTGTCGTAAGAACACCCAGTCTGAGGGGCACTGCCGCAAGGCAGGAGTTAGGACGCTGCTAGCAGACCAGCGATCAGACAGTCTGCCTTCACCTAACTTTTAAAGGAAAAATATGAGTAATCCACACATCTTGATAGCCACTCCCATGTACGGTGGCATGTGTACAGGCTACTACACGCAAAGCATGGTCGGTGTAGGCCCGTATATGAAGGAAAACAACGTAGACATCAGCATCACCATGATGTTTAACGAATCCCTCATCCAGCGAGGCAGAAATGCGCTTGTAAACCAGTTTATGCACAACACCCAGTGCACTCACCTGATGTTTATAGACGCAGACATCAGGTTCAGCCCCGTAGACATCCTAAAAATGCTCCAGGCTGACAAAGAAGTCATCTGCGGTATCTACCCCAAGAAAGAGATCAACTGGGCTTCTGTAGAGGCTGCTGTACACCGTGGAGTGCCTACAAATGAACTCACCAACCACACAGGTGCGATGGTTATCAATTTAAAAGACTATGCAGGTGAGGTAACAGTGCCTGTAGACCAGCCGCTAGAGATCTGGAATGGCGGTACAGGGTTTATGCTGATAAAGCGTGAAGTGTTTGAGAAAATGAAGGATCACGTTGACAGTTATATCAACAACGTGAAGGTACTCAACACTGAGCAGCAAGCTGAGCGTATTTACGAGTATTTCCCCGTCTTTATTGACGAGCATGAACTTCTGCTGTCTGAGGATTTTGGCTTTTGTAAGAAAGCACGAGATCTGGGGATTAAGATCTGGGCAGCACCGTGGGTGAAGTTAGGCCACTTCGGGACTTACCTGTTTGAAGGTGGCCTGCTACCAGCAGCTTAACGGCAGCCCCAGCGTCTACGAGCGGCTTTACCCCGCTCTCCCTTCCAAGATTTAGACCGAGCACAGAAAGACTTGTGTCTCGGGCCTGATTTCTGAGGGGCTTTAAGTTTAGAGCCTGTTGCCTTGTTGTACTTGGCACGGCCTTTAGCAGTTAAGCCCCCGCCCTTAGAAACAGACAGTTTCTCACCCCTACCGACTGACAGATTAGGTTTTTTTGCCATATTTGTTCCAAAAATCGAAATTTTCTTGTCGCGGGGCAGCGTAATGCTTTTTATAGAATTTGCAAAGCCTGCTGCATGAGTTTTATACGCTCTTCCAGCCCTATTGTCCCACCATTGATATGCTTGGTTAGCCCAACCCAGTTCTCGGCCTCTGCAAGGGGATTACAGCCGTGCGTAGCCCAGAACCACCCGGCACTCATAGCTGCGTACATAGGTTGAGCTACAGGAGCAGGGTTCTTAACAAAGTCCTGCCCGACAGCCTGCCCGAAGTGCCAGTAGTTGTCGTGCCCAGTCAACTGGATGCAACCCCTGCCGTGGTACAACCACCCATCCCCAGACGCCTCATCACGGTTGCCCATACGGTTGGCGTAAATCCTGTTTGCGATACGTTGAGGCTGGTTGGCGTACTGAGGTATCTCTTCCGGTTTGAACTTGTGCCCGAACAAACGCTCTAATGTTGCAGTTCTGTAGCTCAGGTTTTCTTCCAGCACCCTGAAATGATTGCACTCATGAGAGCACTGCCCTATAAAAGCAGCTTGTTTACGCACATCATCTATGCCAAACCGTTTAAAAGTAGCTTCCAGAGGTTCCAGCCACTCTGCACCTATGCCTAGAGCATGTAGCTTGTCAGGCGTAATCATTTAACACCTGCATTTACGGTTTCTCTGACGTTGTTGTAGGTTGTGATGCAGGCGTTGAGCTGGGTGATGGCTGTGTCGCCTTCTGCTGCGATGGCGATAAGATCTTTGATAGCCTGTCGCTCAGTGTCGGACTCATTGGTTGTATTTCCGCTGGGAGTTCCGGCATCTGCACTGGTTTGTACACTACAGGTGGGGAGCCGCAGCTCACCAGAGTCAGCGCGAGCAACAAGATTAGCTTGCTTGGTTTTAACATCGTCTTTAGCCCTCTTTAATGTTGAATTAGCAACTGCCAGCTTGGTTGTCAGCTCCGCTTCCTTTGCTCGAGCCTCCTCATTCAACCGCATAATCTCCGCTTGGTCTTCCTCAACCCTAGCTTGGTATCCTGCATGATGCTCGTAAGCCCCAAACCCTGCTAGAGCCAACAACAAGCCCAATATCACCCACGGGTTCATAAGACTAAACATTGTTGGCCTCCGCTCTGGCAGCAGACATACGTTCACGTTCATGATCTGGCTCTAATGTTGGGGGGTAATTAGGCGCAGGGGGTGGCGTCCAGCTTGGAGTCATCATCACGACAGGAGCAGGTGGCGGGGCAGGTGGAGGTGTATATGCAGCCGTGTTGTTCTTGGCTGCTGTAATCATGTTAGACGCCTCTGTGGTGATGCCCTTTGTCAGGATGCCGCCTATACCGCCAACAATCAGCAAAACAATGTCGTTCAGCATCTTTGTATAGGCTTGGTCTATAGGAGCCATAGCCTTCATAGGCTGCGTCACGAACGTAACGCTGTAGAGCAGCGCAATCGTGATGAAACCAAAGATCAACGTCACCATGATGATGACAAACGCCCGTACACGGGTGTCTATCTCATCGGCAGTTAGTCGCTGCTGATCCGGATGGCGGGTTAGAAGGGCTAGGAGGATTTCCTTCAAGTTTCTTCTCCAGAATAGGGGCTATCAAATAGTCAGGACAGGTTTGAGCAAACTCACAAGCAGGTTTCTTACACTGCTCGTCCCCGAAATGTTTGGGATCCTGGCAATGGTAGCGATATTGGTCGCCACACCCACTAATTGCGATGGTGAACAGGATGGCTAGTCTTTTTAGCATAGTCAACACTATCCTCAATAAACATGTAGCCTACATAGCCCAGCACAAGAACAAGAACAATTACAAGAGCCACAATCATGAACTCTTCTTGCTCTTCCTTTTGTTTCTTAGCTCTGTCTTTAGCAGCTTGCTCAGCGTACTTGTCGGCCTTGTCCATCTGACCAGCACGCTCTTTAATCTTGTTCCAGACATCCACCTTGCCAGCCTGCATGAATAGCATCTGGAGTTCTGCCTCAAACTGCTTAGTCTGCTCCAGCGCCATCTCAATCTGGATGGCTGTGCCCATGTTGGAGGCTTTGCCGGAGTCTTTAGCTTCTTTGACCGCTTGGACTGCGTTTGTCTTAGCGTCGAAATACTTGCCCAGAACAGGGCCGAGAGATCCTACGTCGTCAACCGTCTGGCTGACTTTCTTAACCAGCTTAACAGCCGACTGGATCGCTGCTAGGGCGGTTAGGGGATCAATCATGTTACCCCCGATTAAACAGACTGTGAGCTATAGAGCCAACAATACCAGATAAACCAGAAGCGATAGCCATACCCACCCAGAACCCACCTTTAGACTTGTTAGCCATTTCAAGGAGCTGCTTAACGTCAGCTTGCATGGCAGATACTTGGGTTTCAAGTGTGTCTACCTTTGCAATGATCTGACCATATTGGATAGGATCTATCTCTGCCATTTACATACCTTCACCTGGGCAGACGTAGACAGCAGGTGTTCCAGCAGAGCCAATAACACGCACGTAAACCGTTTGTGTGGGGCTGGTCTGCAAAGAGCTAATCACCTGATAGCCAAACGCAGGAACAGGGTAAACCGCAGTACCAGCAGCGTTAGGCACAGCAGCGTTAGCAGTAGCAGACGTTGAAATAGAGACAAAAGCCGTGTTAACGGTGTCGCTGTTAATCAACGAGTATTGCTGGCAAGGAGAATTGGCAGCAATAGCAACTGCGTTTGATTGAGTACCTGCTGTGGCTTGTTGCACCAAGTAGGTGTTGCCCATAGGCTGGAAAGCTGCATTAAGTGCCATCAGTAAACTCCTCTTCCACCACCACGGGTAGGACTCTTCTTCGTGTTGAGCGGCTCATTACCGGAGAAATCAAACACAGAGCGATAGCCACCTTTAGGCAGCATACCTGGTTGCCAGCTCACCTGACCTGGGGAGCCATCACGGGGCAACTGAGGACGCACAGACTTAGCAATCTGCTGGTTCTGCTCGTGAGGACGTTGATGGTCAGAGTTACGCATATGGTTGTTTTCATATGCGTCGCTAGGGCTATACGGATTGATTTTGTTGCTCACTTGGTTTCTCCTTCGCTCGTCCGAGAGCGTAACCGAAAATTGTGAAAATTACTAGCGTTACCACTCGCTCCCACTCCGGCCCTGACATCGCCCAGCAAGCTAGGCCGCAACCCATAAGTAGCGTCAGAATAGTAATCAAGCGATCTGATATGACCTCTAACGCTAGGCGAATAGTCTTCAGAATAGATGCGTCCATATGTACCCTCTTTAAAAGTTAAGGGGTTCATGGTATCACTTATCGTCTTCATCGTCATCTAGTCCCATAAAGCCAGCACCCCACTCATCGTCCTGCATCTTGAGCTTGAGTTGCTCCAGCTTCAGGGCGCGGTCAAGAATCTTTGTCTTGTCCGTCAAAGACGCTTCAGGATCATTCATCGTCTGAGTCAGCAAGGTAGCGATAGCGTCCTCCAGCTCAGAGCTTATGCCTTTGTCTTTAGGTTTCTTAGCCATGTTATTCCTGTGACTCTCGTTGAGTAGCTTTAACTGTGGGAGGCAAAAGTGTTTGAGCTGTAGCCGCACGATCTGCTAATCTGCTTCTTAGTCGGGGCTGCATAACCGTACCAAGAGCTTTAGCAAGAGGATTCTCCGTCAACGTGCCCATAACTGCTTTGTAGCCAGTTTGAGGGACGTTAATCTTGGCCTTCATAATGTCGCCATACTCAGCCAAATTCTCAAACAGAGGATTGCGTTTAGCTGTGCCGCCGGTGCGTCTTGTTATCTCGTCCAGCAAACCTTTAGGGTTTAACTGCCCAGCAGAAGTAACTCCAGCATTACCGCCTAACTGGTTGGCATCTTTAATACTTGCGTAGGCGTTGTACTTCTTCCGCCAGTCAGCGTACTTTGTTGCCAAGTCTTTAGGAAGGTTTGTTTGAGCCAAGTCTTCAAGAGCGTCCTTAAGGTCGTGCAGCATCCCAGCTTGAGGGCCTTTAGCTGTGCTCAAAGCGGCATTGACTTGGGTAATTGCACTTCTCAAGTCTTCAGCTTTGAATTGAGGGCTAACTAATGAACCGCCAGTACGTTGCCCCGCAATGTTCTTTTCAAGGATAGTCTTAGCAACATTACCTTGTTCACCAAAAGCACCTTCCATCTTGTTAGCAAGGTCAGTAATCTTTTGTTGAAACTGAGGTGTAGCGTTGAAGGTCTTGCCAGCAAAAATGTTCTTTACTTCTGTGCCAAGCTCATCGCCAGTTTTTTCAATCCAATCAGCGTTGACATTTTTAGTCTTAGATCCAGCTCTAGAGGTCGCTTCTTCAGTGAACTTGTTTAAGTTTCTGAGGCTGCTTTGAGGCGTGTCTCCAGCGCCATACTTCATCCCCTGCTCAGCTCTAGCGCCAGGGCCAATCTCATAAACCTTGCTGGCTTTCTTGGCTAAGTCTTCTAAAGGCTTTTGAATGTAGCCCATAGTCCTACCGGCAATATCTCTGCCAAGTTGAGGTATACCGCCGCCAACCAACTCAGCAACACCCTGATAAGACTTAGGCAAACCAATCTCTTCAGCGGCTTGTCCTAGTCCAGTAGCACCGACAAATCCAAGAGCAGCAGGAACAGCTCCAACACCAGTTGCACCAGCAGCCAAAGCATAAGGCAAGTTGGTAGCTGCGCGTTTGGTAAGTCTTTCGGTAAATGTTGTTGGCTGAGGTAAATTTGCCTTTTCAGCGGCCCTCTCTCCAACAAAAGGAACCGCCTCTAAAACACCTCGTCCAACTTGTTGAGCTGCGCCTTTAAAACCGCCAGCAGAAGTTGCAGGAGGAGTTATCTTGACCTCTCCGTCTTGAGAGTCTGGAGCAATAATTTTTACTTCATCATCCATTATTTGCCCCCAACCTCGGAGATAACGCCGCCGTTGATAATGTAAATCTTGCCACCAAACTCAGCCTTGTGACCATCACTGAGACCACCCAGAGCTTTTTGAACCTTGTCAGGAACAGTGCTCTGAGGAGAACGCTCTTTTATGTAGTCGTCAATACTCTTGGCTTCAGAGAACGGGAACTTCTCAGGGACGTTTGATCTCTCAATGTTGAGAAAGTAAGGACGAAGGTTTCTGTTGTTTTCATCAGCACGTTCACGAACAACTGTGAGCAGCGTCTTAGGACGAGAAGCCTGATCGTAGAAGTTTTGAAACTGGCGATCAAGATAAACTGAGCCACGCTGACCAGCACTTTGAGCATCTGACAAAGCCAAGCTAAACAACCGCTTAGAAAGGACTTTTGCCTTTTCAGCAGCGTCAGCGCTAATGGTTTTGCTTTGCACAGCCTTGTCAATACCTTGCTCGACAAGTGCTGCTTTTTGATTTGCGGCTTGAGTCTCGTCAGGGTTCTGGATGCTCTTAATTGCGTCCATCTTGACGATGTTGCGGATAGCAGCCAAAGCGCCAACAGCATCGGGATTACGTGCAATGTAGTCAGCAACTTGCTCAGACTCTTGAATTGCTCGGTAAGAACCCATGATGCGTTTCTTATCATCTGTGGAAGCTCCCACCAAACGCTGAGCAGTGCCTTCAGGATAGTCCTCAGCAATACCCCTCAGAGCTGGGCCAATAGCCTGCAATGCTTTTTCATCTCGTCTTAAAGGCGCTTCATCCAGTCGTCTTTGCTGGAGGCCTTCTTCAAACAAGTTGTGTCGTCTTGTTTCTTGATGAGTGCGCTCAGTTTCTCTCCGACGCTCTTCAGCATCTTGCAACTTCTGCTCAGCCGCTTTAGCTTTCTCCAGCATACTTACGGTATCTCTTATCTGATCGTAAGCATAAGCAGGGCCAAACTTCTCTAGCGAATCCTGAATAAAACGTGCGTTGTGCTCAGCGATAGCCATCCGAGCCTTTGCCATGCCTTCTTCTCGGTCATTGGCATACGTCTTCATGGCGTCTTCGTACTGAGTCTTCAGGCTCTGAATGGTCTTATCCAGCGTTTTAAAGTTCTCGTCAAACTTGTCTTTTTCTTGTTTGTAAATGTCCTGGCGACCTTTTTGGTGGCCTTCAAGCATCCCATTCATGGCAGACATAGCAGCCTGAGCATTACCCTTGCTCTTGCCACCGATAGCAAAACCAAGAATGTTAGTCAGGGTGAACAAGAGGCCCAGATCGCCAGCAGTTTCTTGTGTAGGCACAAACTTGGTATCAGCTTGCTCTTTCACCTTTTCACGGTACTCAGCACGGAAAGGATCTGTCTCTACAGCCTTTTTAAATGCCTCACGACCTTGTACGTCAGCCTCTGACAGCATCCTTGTTTGCTCAGCCTTCTCACCAGCTTGCGCTTGCTGCAACATACCCTTGCTCGTTCCTGCTTCAGTTAACTTCTGACGAGCAGACTGAAGCTGGTCATCAGTAGTCAACTTAGGAGTAGGCTCACGCATAGCCTTGGTAGCAGGGTCAGAATAGAACCCAGTTAAAGAGGTATCCATCAAGCAGTTCCTCCTGTCGTACCGCCACCAGGTGTGCCGTACACAGTTCTAGCGATATTTTGTGCATAACTGGCAGTGAGCTGGTTAACATACTGGTCAGCTTGAACACCAGCTTGAATAGCACCTTGAGCAATCTTGTCGCCAATCTGCTGTAATTGCAAGCCCATATTCATCTGTTGCTGCAACAAGTTGTTGGTCAGTTGAGCAATCTGTGTTTGCATTTGTGCAGCACCCACACCACCGCTAGCCTGCACTTGCTGAGCCATCTGAGCTTGTGCCGCTTGAAGAGCTTGCTGGTTAGCAGGGGTCAACGTACCTGATGCAGCCTGAGCTTGCAACTGTTGACCTTGTTGTTGGTAAGGCGCAGCCTGTGCCATTAACTCTTGTTTGGTTTGTTGGCCTTGTGCTTGTGCTCTACGAGCTTGAGAAGCGCCCAACAGAGCTTGCAAGCCACCACCAATGCCTTTGCCTAAAGCATCTGAACTAATACCCAGAGCCTTAGCTGCGTCACCAAACAATCCAGTTTTCTGTGCAACTTGCTGGTCTTTAGTTACTGGAGGTTGTTGAGAAGTAACATCAGGAGTAGAAGCAACATCGCCTGTTGGCGTGGCTGCTGCTGGGCCATAAGCAGCGTTCTCAGCAGAAATCTCTTGTTGACGGAAACTTTGCTGACCAGGCAGACCGGTTGAAGGGGCGTTCAAATAAGCGTTAGCCGCATCAAAACCACCAGATGGTTGAGCGGCAGGGGCTTCTGGTGCAGAGACAGGAGCATTACTTACACCGCCGCCAGCTTGGACATTGGTAACAGGCTCAGAACTTATAGGAGTAGGGGAAGGCTCACCTGTTGCTATGTTAGTAGGCTGAAGGTCAAACCCTTCTGTATCGTCGTAGCTTTTAATTCCGGTGTCTTCCACCTCTTTGCCGCTACCGCCGTGCCGCTTTAGGAGCGCAGCCTCTCTGTCGTTGATAAACGCCAGTTTCTCTCCCGGAGGAGCTTTCTTCTGTAACAGGGCCGCTAGCTTTTTAGCACTGCTGCCGATTCCGGTGATGCTGCTGAGATGTGTTGCCATTATTCCAATCCTAGAGCGTCACGCAGACGCAAAGATGACTCATTCCATACGTTTCTACGGGGTTTACCAGTCTCTAGTGATTGTATTTCACCGCCTTCACCGCCGCTTGTCAACCCTTGTGTTGTACCCGTTGTTATCTGTGGAGCCACCCCTAAAGCCCGAGCTAACGAGGATGTCTTGCTAGGCCCAGCCGTGATTGACAGCGGGATGTTCGACAATTCTGGCGCTTGTACGTTGGCAACCTGACTGGAATCCACCGTTTCTGGGATAAACGTGTCAGTAACGTCAACAGTTGGTATTTCTTTTGTGTCCGTCACCGTGACATTACCCATATCCGTTGTGGTCGGTCTAGGAGCAACAACGTCAATATTGCCGTAGTTCTTGATGGCTGTATCAGCGGTTGGAATCTCACGTTGGCCCACAACGTCTACAGTTCCATAGCTTGTTGGTATCTCACGCTGACCTACAACATCCACATTACCGTAGTTTTGCACAGCGGTGTTTGACGTAGGAATGTCTTTTTGTCCGGTTACAACAACAGTGCCAGCATCAGGAACAGAAGTTGGCCCTGCACCCGTTACAGCAGCATTAGACGTAGGAATATCACGCTGACCGACAACTTCTACTGTCCCAGCACTGGGCGCAGATGATCCACTTGTGCCTGTAACAGCAGTTGGCACATCACGTTGTCCAACAACATTTACAGTGCCAGCACTCGGAGTAGCATTACCAGCGCCTATCAAATCAATAATGGCCTGATCTTTAGCCGGAATGTTTCCAGAGTCTACGACCTCAACATTTTGCAAAGGTGCAGCAGGGCCGGTGATTGCTGTTTTTTCTGGGGCGACAATAGGCCCAGCAGCTACACCCGTGGTTGACGTAGTAGCGTTTGCCGGAGATACGACAGGAATATCTTTCTTGTCTGTCACCGTCACGGTATCTGCCGGAGTTGTGCCGCTAGTTGTGGTTGTAGGCGTGGTTGTCGTTGTTACAGGGACAACATTGTCAGAAGCGCCAGTTACCGTCACGTTGGCAGCAGGCGTCGTGGTAGATGCAGCGTTATTCAACCCAAGTTGATTTATAAGCGCAGCAGTATTGTTTGTTGTAGCTACATTTGTGTCTTTAGCCCCCGTAACAGTGACGTTAGGCTGTGTAGTCGATGTTGTTGTAGGTATGCTGTCAGTCGTGCCAGCCACATTAACTGTTGGCGTTGTTGTCGGTGTGGTTTCGACAACAGCGTTAGGATCAGGCTGGCTACCTATAGATCCTGTCCTTGTATAGGGAGAAGCAGAGGCTTGAGCATCTGAAATGGGCGACTTCGCCGTGCTGTCACCGGGCAAGATAGAGTTAAGGTTGCCGCTACCTAACTGACCAGCAAGGCTAGCAAGAGTGGCCTGTGTACTACCCGTTCCCAGTGCAGTGCCCAGAGTAGACGCTAAGGCTGTACCAAGGTTTGTTGCTTGAGTAGGTGTAACGCCTGTTAATTCTTGAATAGGAGACGGGGTAGTAACACCTGGCACATCTGTAGTGCCTTGAGTTCCCAGTGCAGCACCTGTCGCACCACCGACAGCTCCACCAGCAGCAGCCTGAGCAATCTGATTAACGTCTTTGCCTTGAGCAGCAGCAGTGATGGCAGAACCTGTGGCACTGGTAATCGCAGAAGCAACAGCAGGGCTACCTATAGCCGCATTTAGGGCTTGCACAGCAGGCTGAGATTGTGTGTTAACAAGCAAGTTAACACCAGCGTTTTCTATAGCCTTATCTAGCGGAACGCCCTGTGCAGTTTGTACGGCAACACTGGCAGCAGCAGAACCAACTTGTGCGGCAACAGTGTCGGTTAATGTAATGCCAGCAGAAGCAGCCGCATCTGCAATCGTTCCTGCCAGAGCTTCACCGATACCAGGCAAAGCAATAGCAGCAGCTATTTGAATTACAGGGTTAGAAGCTACATTTTTAAGGGTAGCCCCTAGTCCTCCTCCATCTGCCTTTGCTTGGTAAGTTACGGCTCCAGTAGACGGGTCAAAAGAATAGACTTGACCATTCAGAGAGGCAGCGCCAGTTACTTGACCCTGTGCGTTGTATTGAGTGCCATCTGCGCCGCTATAACCAGTAATTTGAGGCGTACCAAAATAAGAGCTTTGCCCGCTATAAATTGGGGTTAATGCGGCTTGAGTGTTGTATCCCATCGCGGGCTGTTGAGCCGCAGCCATTTGATCTGGCGTCAGGTTTGATAAACCTAAGCTCTCAGCGGTTACAGTTGCCATCAAGTTACTCCTAGTGCTGCTGCTATTTGCTCGTGTATCGTCTGGTGAACGCCTATCCAGTCGTAGAAGTCGTCTTCAACATTAAAGTCTGCGTCCAACAACTGGAACGGATTATCCAGCCCCAAAATCTTAGCTACAGCCTCATGCTGCTGGTTATGTAACAACAACCAGTCATCCAAGTTCTTAGGGTCTGCGTCGAACAAGGGGTAATCTGGGGTCGCCTGTCCTTGACGCATCATTGTTTCATAAAACACCCTGTGCTGTATAGCATTGTGGAACAAAAACTCTTGTAAACCATCTATATCACCAAACTGCACGTACGACAAGGCATCTAGGTTAATCCCTGCTGTGCCGTACCCCTGTGCTAAGTTGTCAGGCGTCTTAATGACGTTCTCAGGAACACTGACAAACATGTTCCAGGTATCGTTACCCTCTTGTAGCGGGGCATTGATACCGATAACAGAGACAATGTTGCCTGCAAATACGTCAGCACCGTCCGTATCATTGCTGTTGATAGAGATGAGGATGCTCTCAGTGCCTGCAAAGACATCCGCACCATCGGTGTAGGTCAGCCTGCCAGCAACGGTAGGCCCACCCAAGGCTGCTAGCGTGTCTGCCCCATCTGTATAGGTGAGTGACGCAGATATAGAGCTGGTAACAACGGCAGACAGAACATCTGCACCATCTGTGTAACTTACAGACGCACTGATAACTGGGCCAGCACGACCCGTAAACGTATCTGCACCATCCGTGTACGCTAAGACAGCAGAAGCTACAGGCGTTAGCGCACCTGAAAACGTGTCTGCCCCGTCTGTGTAGGTCAGACTGGGGGTAGGATTAGGGTTTACGTTAACTTGGACTGTGTTTGTCCAAGCAACAAGGGCTGAGCTGTTATTCGTCCACGTTACTGTGGCAGAACTGTTGTTTATCCAGCCAACAACATAGGATATAGGCTTGGTAGAGCCTAGTAGGTCTGCACCTTCAGTAACCGCAACTGAGATTGACGGGCCAGCCATCTATAGACCCGCCCTTTCATCAAGCACCGTAGGCTGTAACCGTGATGCTGGTTATCGTACAGGTCTGACCTGTAGCAATGTTGGTGTTAGTAAGAATCATGTCAGCACCAGATGTCCCGCAAGTGCCCTGCACCACAGAGTTGTTGGTTGTTGCTGTAGCGGGATAGATGCGGAAGTAACCAGCAGTGCCTGTACCGGCAGCGGTAGCATTGGCAATGGCATTAGCGTACAAAATACCGTAGTCAGCCGTGACAGTAAGACCTGTAGGTGTACCAGCAGTGGTAGTCACACCTGAGCCGCCTTGCACTGTAGACAGCGTAGCGGTAGTTGTGCCGTTGGTGGCAACGATAAAGTAGGTTGTACCGCTGACATAGCCAGAAATACTGCCTGTGCCGCCGAATGTACCGCTGATGGTGATACCCATGCCTGTGGTGAGTGTGGCAGCGCCACCAGGAAGGGTGAAGGAAATCTGACCAGCAGTGCCTGTGATGACAAAGCTGGACATGGCTACAGAAGCGTAGCCGAATGACGTTGCGTTACCTGTGAAGGTGACAAGCAGAGTACCTGTATCAGATGCGCCGCAGTTTGAGGGTACTGAGCCTGTGAACAACTTAATGTTGCAACTTGTCCCAATGTCGCTATTCAACTGCGACATCGCATTTGTTCTGTGAACAATGGAATACTGAATAGCCATCGGGTGCTCCTAATTAGGCGGTAGGTTCAGCAGGAGTGTCAGTAGCAGGAGCAGCTTCTGTAGGTTGCTGCAAAGCCTGAATTTGTGGCACTGCTTGCTTTTCCAGCTTGGTGAGCAGGTCGTGTACCAACTTGTGTGGCAGCTCACGAAGTGCGCTAGCAATCAAGTTGACTTCTTCAATCGTGTGATTAAGGTTAATCATGTTTATCCTCGGTGATACCCGATATTGGGCATCATGATTGTACTTAAGCAGTTACCCAAGGCAAGGCTTCAGTCACGGGGCTGACAGGGGGATTAGCCAAGCTGTTCAATTGACCCTGCACATTCGCCTCAAAGTTGGCGATGCCTTGTGCGCCCAGAGACTCTTGCACCCAGCCAATGACTTGTTGAGGTTGCAATTGTGCGTAAGGTGTAAAACCAGCTTCAGCGTCAGTAACGGGGTATTGGGTGTTGTCCCCAATAGATGCGGTGTGAGTGCCATCAGTGCCGGTAAGCAGCCAGTTGACGTTCACAACGTAGCCAGCGTTTGTGCCGCTAGGCCATTGTTGCATGGAGGTGATTGACCAAGTATATGAGGTTGACATGAGATTTCCTTTCGGGGGTTAGGGATGGGATGCTTTGTATGCGTCAAACTCTGCTTTGAGTTCTTGGATTGCGGCGGTCAGTAACGGGATAAGTTCCGTATATCGAACCATATAGTATTTATTTTTATCTTCCAAATCCATGAAGTTTTCGGATTCGTCAACTGCTTCAGGGACGATTGGCAAAATACTTTGAGCGGAAATACCAACTTGTGGTTTGTTTTCAGAATCACGTTTCCACGAAAAACGAATTGGCTCTAATTGCATAATGCCATTAAGAGCATTTTCAATTTTGCCAGTTATATTTTTTAATCGTACATCTGAGTAAGATGACCAAGATTGCGCGCTTTCAGAGGCCAATGCTACGCCAGCACCAGTATTGCTTTGAATAACAAATGAACTTCCATTGTTAGACCATGACCCAAGGGCGTAGTATTTACCTGAAGCGTTCCCAGAATATCTCAAATTTAATTGAACTGTATTGGTTCCAGTAACAACAGAAACACCTGAATTTATTGCACTCGTAGTCCCCACCAAGAAGTTACCCGAGCCATCAAAGATACCCCGTGGATTCCCATCCCCATCAGACAGAACAATGTAGTTGGAGGATGTGCGGATGTCTAGGCCACCTTGGTTGCCGTTGTAGCCGCCAAGGATAGTGCATTTAACAGCGGTAGTTGTGGCGTAACCCGCTTGATATCCAACAAAAGTGTTGTATGTATAGGAGGAAGTATTGTTTTGCGTGTAACCAGCTTGATAACCAATAAAAGTGTTGGCTCCAAATGTAGTTTGGCTATAACCAGCTTGATACCCTACAGCAGTGTTGTTATTGGATGTGGTGTTGGAATAGAGGGCTTGTCCGCCTATTGCAGTATTTGAACCACCTGTAGTATTTCCATTCATTACTCCTTGACCCAAAGCGGTATTATTACTTCCAGTTGTGTTTTGACCCAAAACTCCTGAGCCAACAGCAGTATTTGAACTTCCGCTAGTATTTGCGCCTAAAGCATAAACATAACCATTAAATCCACCTAAAGCAGTATTTTGATTTCCTGTTGTATTTGAACTTAAAGCGTTAGCACCAAAAGCCATATTGCTATATACAGAACCTGCGCCCAGACCCACAGTCAGCCCGTGGATAGAGGCGTCAGATGTGCTTGTAAGCGTGGTGAACTTGCCTGTGCTTGGCGTCGTGCCACCAATAGCAGGGGGAGAAGCTAAGTAAGTGCTAAACCCTGTGCCAGATACGGTTCCTGAAGAAGACAGGTTGGTAAAGCTACCAGCAGCAGCGGTAGTTCCCCCAATTGCTGGAGGGCTTGCAAGATACGTGGAAAAACCCGTTCCTGACACCGTGCTGGATGCTGATAACGTCGTAAACGCACCTGTACTAGCAGTGGTAGCGCCTACAGTCGTTCCGTCAATCGTTCCACCAGTGATGACTGCATTGCTTGTAGTGACGTTACCCGTGAAGGTAGAGCCTGTTAGGGTTAACCCTGTGACAGTTGTGGTGGTGTTACCCAGATACAGGTTAGTGCCACCCAGCGTGATAGCGGTAGCAAAATTAGAGTCCAGTTGCGACAGCGGGATAGAGCTTGTCGCGGTAGCAAAGGTATACGGTACAGACATCTTAGAACCTCACTCTTAATTCATGTTCAAACTCAAACGTGTTCACTGTGAACGGTGACGAGTTTGCAGTCAATGTTAAACCCAAGTATTTGCCATACTGTTGTGCGTCTGACTTGTACAGCGCATAACCAGCAGAGAAAGTCCACGCAACTACCTGACTACTGTTGTTGACCCACGCAATCGTAGTTCCACTGTTGTTAGTCCAGTTATCGTAGTTGTTAAGTGTGTAAGTAGGACTACTGCCAGTCTCACTGTCCACCGTTACCATCAGGCTAGTAGCGTTCGTAATAGTCGCTTCGATAGCAAACTTCAGTGCTTGCTTGGTACGAATGGCATCCTGCATAGGTTGCAACGCAGTTTGCACGTACATGGGCACATTTACAGACTGTGAGGCATACAACTGGTACAAGTTAGTGCCATCTGTGCCGTACAAGTTGATCTTGCCTTGATACGGGGCAGAAGTAACGAATGTCAGGCTACCCTGAGATGACAAAAACCATTTTTTTTCAAAAAACACTGCTTGTATAAAGCGAGATGAGCTTGAATAGCCCTGACCACCCGTGTACCAGAAGTTAAAAGCCGCACACAGCAGGTTGTTGATAATGACTTGCCCACCAGACACCTGGTAGTTCGTGAAGTCTATATACGGAAAGATGTTGTCCAGCGGATCTGAGATTTTTGACGTTGTAGACCCCACCAAAGAGTACACACCGTAGTTATTCATCAGCAAAACAGACCGGAAATACGGGAAAACAGCGTAAGAAAGCTGTGTACCAATACTTGCAGACACGTTTGTGTTCGTAAACACAGTTGTACCCGCGCTCGTTACCTGCAAGTTGGAAAACACGTTAATACTGTCTGGCCCAAAGATATACAAGAAGTTGTTGGCAGAAAGCAGACTGTTGATATTGCCCGTTAACGTCGAGTCAGTAAGCGTCAACGACCCCGCAGAAACAGATGTGAAGTCTGAGAAGGACACAGAAGAGGAATACGTGACTGTACGACCCTGGGCAACCCAAACACGACCAGAAAATGAGGCCACATCTACTATAGGATTGCTGTTTAGCACCACCACGCCGGTTGCGTTAGCTCCCTGACCTTGGGCAAAGCTAATAGTAGGGGGGGTTGTGTACCCCGTACCAGGGTTAGTCATGATGACTTGAGTAACTGCACCCCCCGACACGATGGCTGTAGCGGCAGCATTAGCCCCGTTACCCCCCGTAATCGTCACTGGGAAAGAACCGTTAGCCCCGTAACCCGCCCCACCACCCGTCACTGCAATCGCTACAGTGCCCGTCTTGAAGGTAGACAACTGGCAGATAGCAGTAGCAGCCGTGCCATTACTGGCTGTGATGATGGTAGAACTTACTGTCTGAGATACGCTGACCACCCAGCTAGATCCTGAGCCGCTGACAATTGTTGTGCCAGCAGTAACACCTGTGCCTGACAAGGTTGCACCCACCTGCATAGCCCCTGTAGATGTGCTGTTGATGGTCAGTGTTGTGCCAGAAATGCTGCAATTCCCTGTAAAAACAACAGGTTGCGCCATCGTGATAGTAGGTGGGGACGTATACCCACTGCCACCGTTGGTGATGGTAATTGTGTTGACCGTACCTGTGTTTAACACCGCAGTAGCGTTAGCACCAGACCCCACACCAGAGATTGTGATGGTGGGTGGAGAAAGGTAGCCTGAACCTGGGTTAGACAGCGTGATGGCTACAACAGCATTAGCTTGAATAGTGGCATACGCTACAGCCTGCACACCGCCTGAAACAGTAGGTGCAGAGATGGTGACAGACGGTACAGACGTGTATCCTGAGCCACCAGAGCTAAGCGTGATGTAAGAAATGCCACTAGCACCTGTCGTGATGGTGGATACAGCGGTTGCTTGCACACCACCCGTCTGATTAGGGGCGCTGATAGTGACTGTAGGGGCTGTAATGTAGCCAGCACCGGGGTTTGTGATGCCGATAACACCTACAGAGCCTATAGAGACTAAATTAGCCCCATCCCAAGAAAACAACCCGTTATTGGGGTCTCCTATGAGGGCATACTGGTTGTTAAATTGAGTTGCAGTAACACCTGAGCTGCTAAACGTACCACTGGAAGCCACGTTACCCGTTGTGCCAGCAGGAGTGCAATACTGTGCAGCCCCGTTAGATTCGGCAGCAAAGATGTATTCTGTGTTGTTAATGTTAAACGAAGTGAGATAGCTAACTGTGTTGCTAAAAGCACCCGTCTTGATGGTCGTCTGACCTGGTACAACCCGCAAATTACCGTAGCCTACAGGCTGGACGTTCTCAATCCACGAAAACTCTTCTGTTTCGATAGCTGTACGGTTGGCCTTGGTGTTTAGACCTTTAAAGCTCTTAATGACAGCATAGGACTTTTTTTGTTCTGATGCTGCCATGTTTAGAAGTAAGAGTAAGCGTCAGGGATACGTCGCGTGAATACAGAGTTCAACACAGCTTGGATGTGCTTGATGTACTCTTGCTTGTAAATCTCGGCCTCCCCGTAGCTTTGCTCCTTGTATTTTGCCTTGTATGCGGCATAGAACACTACAGGAGTTGTGTACGGGTCGTTTATAGGGTCTACAGCACTCGGATTAGACAAAGTGAGGGGTGTAGGCAGCAAAGTGGTGTCCACTTCGATGTAATAAGCCTGATCCGGCACAGGAGAGATGTAAAGCGTTTGCTGACCGTATGTTGAGAAGCAAACAGGGCGTCCAACATAGTTTTGCCAGTAACGGAGCTGTGCGTTGAACTCAGTCCAGTTCAAATTGCGTAGTGGGATGCGTGAATTGCCCCAATACAGCGTCACATTCAGAACATCGAGCGTTTGTGTGCCCGAGGGGAGACTTGCGTACTGAATTTGCTCAGCAGGCTGAACATACTTAAGGGTAGCAGTACCGTCTGCAAAAGCAGTTGCTGGGGGAAACACGTTGTTTTGAGTTGGGTAAGCTGGCGCTGTAGAGCCAGATGTTCCCGACGTTTGGTACTGATAGATAAATACATTGTTGAATACGTATTGACCCGCAGTAACAGCCGTGTTTGCGACCCAGGCGGTTGCAGGAGTTTGGTTGGTAGAGTTGCCTGCGTACGGATTGTAGGCGGCGATAGGCGTAGAGAGTGGTTGACCCACACCTGCGCCTTGGAGTGTTCTTAGACAGCCAGTGTCACGACATACACGCTGACGAGCGTCGTTAATGTCGTTTGTTAACTCTTGTTGAGTCCAAAAGTTATTGTTCTGATCGTGCAGGATTGTCTGCAAGTCAGTAAGGTAGGACGACAGAGTTGCCATGTATTACTCATTTTATGCTGCACGACGAGAGACTTTTCCCCCGCTCCGGCCTTCACCGGATTGGGGTACTAACTCTACCACCGAGGGTAACGAGTGGTTCTGCTTGGGAAGCTCAGACGCAACTTCAAATTGCGCGAGCATCTCCAGTCCTTTTTTGAGTTCTGCCCGAGACTGAATCCAACCTAGACGAGCTAGCTTTTCTTCTTTCTCTTTGTCTGTCATGCCGACACCAAAAATATGACGAGCAATCTCGAACGGCAACTCTACAGTTGTGTCCTTTTTAAACTCGTACATGACACCGTTCCAACCATCGGTTAGTTCAATGTCGCTTTTATTGGTGACGTAGACATTAGGCATTAAAAGCTCACTGTATCGCCGTAAACACGAATGTCAACAGTTGCGTTAGCAACGGCAGTGTTGACCTTCACGAAAAGGGCTTGTGTAATGTTGCCCGTTAAGGCGGTGGTTGTGCTGTAAGGAGACGCGATTGTCAAATCTTGGTAAGTACCCGTTGCAGTGAGGTTGGACAGCACGGTAGCTGCCACAACTGCATTGCTTGCGTTACCGTCAGAAGAGGTCAAAATAGACACGTTTGCAGTGCCTACGTTGCCGCTAGGATTCTGAACAGTAACACGACGGATAATCACGCCACCCGAGCTGACAGCATTACCAGAATTGGTAAGGCCACCAGACAGGATAGGCAAAGCGACAACGGCATTTCCAGTAGAGCCAACAGGAACGCTGCTTGCCGTAGCAATAGCGTAATTACCAAAACTGTTTGGGTAATTCTGTGCGACTGAATCTGGATTAGCCATTTAGCTCTCCTTAAGAGTTGTAAGTACCGCTAGCGGCTTGACCACCATTGACGGTAGCCAGAGTCATCGTAGTAGCGGTAGCAACGGTCACGTTAGCTCGGACGTTCACGCCATCAGAGATGATGACGCCACCAGTGTTGTTAGCCAACAGAGTAGACCAAGTAGCAGTGCTGTTGCTTGAGTTATAAGCAGACACAGCTTCGATGGTCACGTTGCCAGTGGGGAACGCCAGGTAAGTACCGGCGGGAATCAGGACGGTTGCGTTGTTGGCGGTAACGCTAGTCAACTGCCAATACGCACCAGGCGTGTTGGTAGAGGCGTTAGCCAGAACGATTTTATTTAAACCAAGTGCCATGACTATTACTCCTTACAGTGAGAGAGAGTTGTAGTTGTACACACGAGACATCGACTTGGGCTTGGTGCTAATCAACTCAGCAATCATAAGCACAGCGCCGACGTAACCAATCTGCCAGTTGGGAAGAGTGGACTCGAAACCAGTGAACACAAACGAACCTTGCTCGTGGATGTACAAGCTCAGGTAATTGGTGTTAATGAAGTACACAGTACCTTCGGGGCAATATGGATCGGGGTAGATTGGCACACCAGCAACCATCAAAGCGCGGAAAGCGGCTTGAGGGCCATTGCCATCACCGTCGAAACCAGAACCGGGGGTGATAACGTACTGCTCTTGGCCCACAAAGTCTTGTGCCAACAGAGTCCAAGTACCAAAACCGCAAACGCCGAATGAAGGCATTTCAGCACCCTTCTTAACAGTACCAGAGATGTACTGCAAGATGTTTTGACGGGTGGGGTTCACGTTACCAGCGTTATACACCTTCGACTGCCACCAAGTGTAGGTGGAGCGGTTAATGTTACCGTAGGTTTGCAAATTAGTACCGTCGTCAATAGCACCAGGCAAACCAATAAATTGTTGTTGGTTGGTGGTGTTGTTGTACAAAGCGGTAGCCATAGCGTCCATCATCACGTTGGTAGCATCGTTCATACGAGCTTCGATCAACGGAATAATGGCAGCGTCTTGCTGTGCGACACCTTCCATGCCCAGGAAAGGCACGGGAGAAATCATCAACTTCAAGTTGAACTCGGCGTTAAACGCACCTTGTTGGACTGAAGGCTGGTTGAAAGAACCAGAATAGTCAGACCACTGGGCGTTCACAAACTGTGCGCCTTGCACGGGAACCGTGACAGAGGACACACCGCCGGATGCTTGTTGGCTGTTAGCGATAAGCGCAGCCATCAGCGGGGTTGAGTTATAAAGCTGGACGACCAGCTTTGGGATAAAGGCCCGGCGCGTTACGTACGTTAATTCCGTATATTGCGACGAACCTGTTGCCGGGAGAATCCCGCCACCAATAGCCATAGCAAACTCCTAAAAAATAAAAAAATAGCATCCCAACTAAGAGATGCCGCCTACCCTCTTACAACCCAATAGGCCGCGTAGGTTTACGCAGGTCATTGAGTGCATTAAACGCTTCGTTACGAGCTGCCGCCTGCGGATTCTTCCAATATGCGCTCAAGTTGAAGTTCTTGACTGCACTTGGGTTGTAACCCGTAGATGTTGGAACGGCTGCTTGCTTCATCCACGCATGATACTGTGCTGCTGTCTCATGATCGGAGATTTTCTTCTCCAGCATGATCTTTTCTACGTCTGCGATGTCGTCTTCAGTTGCCAAACCTTTTTTAACAAGGCTTTGACGACGACGCTCTAACTCCTCCATAGCATCACGCTCACGCAACTTAGCTTGAAGCTGTGCGTTTTCGCTTCTGATCTGGTCAATGGCAGAATTGGTCTTGTCCTCGATCTCCAATTC